TCAGCGTTGGTTACATAGCACTAGAGGAATCTATCAAGCGTAGTGCACTGGGTATCATGGGAATAGAAATGGGTAAGCCATTACACTTAGACCGCAAAGGTGTTGATGATAAGAAACTAAAAGAAGTATTCGACAGCACTGTGGGTAGTGGTAAGTTTTATTTGTACAATCACTTTGGCTCAACAGCCAGTGACAATTTAATATCTAAGATAAGATACTTAGCTAAAGGTTGCGGCGTTGACTTCGTAATACTTGACCACTTACACATGGCTCTATCAGCCGTTGGTGATGAGACTACAAGTGACGAACGTAAACTTATAGATTATACAGTATCAAAGCTTAGGACTCTAGTAGAAGAGACAGGCATTGGATTAATACTGGTGTCCCACCTTAAGAGACCTGAAGGAAACAAAGGCTATGAGGATGGGGTTGCAGTATCTATGAATAGTTTACGTGGAAGTGCGTCAATCGGTCAGTTATCTGATATGATTATAAGTATGTCTAGAGACTTACAGTCAGACAAGAACTTGGCTCAGGTTAACGTGTTGAAGAATAGGTTTAGTGGAGAGACAGGCAAAGCTTGTACACTCTACTATGATTTAGAAACAGGATGTTTACGGGAGACAGATGGAGATGTACAGGACGACTTCTAACGTGGAATATAAAACAGTACAATGGACACAGGTAATAATGAAAGCTTTAGCTGAGACTGAAGAGACGAATCATATTATCCAAATTCCAGTAGGCACTGATACCGCTGAAAAATTATTAAACTTCGCTCTTGACCAGCTAGTAGAAGAGGGTGACACAAGAGCGTTGCAAGTAGAGGTGGTGAAACATCCAACGCACTGATGGAAAAGAAAAGATACTTACCTAAACTAGACCTTATCAAGCATGACTTCGTTATGGTCTATTGGGTTGATATAGAATCTGATAGTAACTGGCGTGACGTTGATGACCTCATTACTGACGAGCTACCCATATGTATTTCTAGTGGGTGGTTAATTAAAAAAGACAACAAGGTGACTAGGCTCGCTAGTGACTTCAACATAGATAGTGATGGTAAGATAAAAGATATCGGGAACACCACTATCATTCCGACTTGTGTAATACAAAAAATAATTAAAATAAAATTATGAAGAAAAATGATAAGGGGCACTGGGCTGAGTTGTTCGGCAAGGCTTGGTTAATCGAGCAAGGTTACTGGGTATTCACTAACGTTGCACCGCAAGGTGTAATTGATTGTGTTGCCATTAATCAGAAGACACATGAATGTATCTACATTGATTTTAAATGTGCATCTTACAATCCAAAGGGCTGGATTACTTCACGTATTACTAATGCACTTGGTAATAAGCTTGGGGTAAAAATAGTTTACGTCTGTCCTAAAACTAAAAAGGTTTGGTTTAAACGTAACGCAAAAGAATATCGACAACAGTTAAGTAAAGGAGAACATTATAAATGAAGAGGAGATACGTGTTTGACATTGAGTCTGATGGACTCATGGATGAAGCAACTAAGATACATTGTATTATCTTGTACGACATAGACAAAGATGAGATGATACACGTTGATAACGGGGATGCCGTTGAGTTAATGAGACGTGCTAAGTTATTAATTGGACACAACATAGTTAAGTTTGATTTACCTATGTTAAAAAAGTTTTATGACTTTGAACCTAAAGGAGAAATATTTGACACTATTATCGCTACACGTTTATTATTCCCTGACATTAGAGACGCAGACTTTAAGCGTGGTAATGACTTTCCCACTAAGCTTATAGGCAGACACAGTCTTGAATCATGGGGACACCGCATTGGTAAATACAAAGCACAAATAGAAACAGACTGGAAAAAATTTACCCCTGAGATGTTAGAGTATTGTAAGCAAGACGTACATGTTAACGTTGGTTTGTATCGAGCAATAGAAAAGAAAGGATACTCTGATAAAGCAATGGAACTAGAGCATGACGTAGCTAAACTTATATTTAAACAAGAACAATATGGCTTTATGTTTGATGAAGACAAAGCCAAAGAACTCTATGGTAAGCTAGAGTCTAGACGTTTAGACATAGAAGAAGAACTACAAGAATTATTCCCACCTATAATTAAAGAGACAACATTCATACCTAAAGTTAACAACAAGACTAGAGGGTATGTTAAGGGTCAACCGTTCATTAAGAAACACACAGAAACATTTAATCCATCCAGTAGACAGCACGTATCACAAAGACTGATAGATAAGTATGACTGGAAACCTGATGAGTATACAACTGATGGTAAGCCTAAGGTTGATGACCCTGTACTAAACAGTTTAGATTACCCTGAGGCAAAACTCCTCGCTGAACATTTCCTTTTAGATAAAAGGATTGGACAGTTAGCCACAGGTAATCAGGCATGGTTGAAGCTTGTTAAAGCTGGCAGACTTCATGGCACTTGCAACACCAACTCGACAGTGACTGCAAGAGCCAGCCATGCCTACCCTAATTTAGCACAAGTACCAAGTGCTCACGCACCTTACGGTAAAGAGTGTAGAGAATTATTTACTACACCATTCAATCGTAAGCTAGTGGGTATAGACGTAGCAGCATTGGAAGTAAGAATGTTAGCACACTACATGGCTAAGTTTGACAACGGTGCATACACTAAGGTGGTACTTGATGGTGATATCCACACAGAGACACAGAAGCTAGCTGGTCTAGATTCAAGAGACTTAGCTAAACGTTTCTATTATTGTTTCTTGTATGGTGGCGGCGTTAACAAGATAGCTGATGTTACTGGTAAGACAGTGAAGGAAGCTAAACAAGTTAAACAAAGATTCCTAAATAACCTACCAGCCTTGAGTAAACTTATAGAAGCGGTGCAATCAGCAGCGTCCAAAGGTTACATCAAAGGTCTTGACGGTAGGCATGTTAAGGTACGCTCGGCACACTCAGCATTAAACACACTACTACAATCAAGTGGTGCATTAGTTTGTAAACGCTGGCTGGTTGAGTTTAATAAAAGAGTACAAGGTTACATGAATGTTAACCAAGTAGTGTGGGTACATGATGAGATACAAGTAGAGTGTGGCTCAGACTGGGCTGACATTATTGGTGAGAAAGCTGTTGAAGCTATCGAAGAAACAGGCAAGTACTTTGATTTAAGAATACCACTGACTGGTGAATATAAAGTCGGTAATAACTGGAGCGAAACACATTGACAGATAGACAACCACAAGTACCTAAGGGTACTAAGAGAGAGATACTTATTGATGGTGACATTCTTATTTATCAGACCGCTCTTCAAAATGAAGAAGCAGTTAACTGGGGTAATGGACTATGGACATTACATTCATATGAAGACAAGTGCTGTGGGCTAGTAGATGAAGCTATTAAGAAACTTAAAGAAGACTTACAAGCAGACAGAGTTAAGATATGTTTAACATCCCCTACTAATTTTAGAAAGGATGTACTGCCTACATATAAAGACAATCGTAAAGCTAAACGTAAGCCACTGATACTTCCAGTGTTGCGTAAATATATTATGGAACATCACAAAGGAATCATGTGGGACAACGTAGAAGCTGATGATGTCTTAGGTATCTTAGCCACTACCCCTGACCCACATTTTGATGTAGATAAAGTTATTGTATCTATTGATAAAGACTTAAAACAAATACCAGTGGGTGTATCTTCTGATGGTGTTAACATCCAAAGGGTCACACCATATGAAGCTGACTACTGGTTTATGACTCAGGCACTTATTGGTGACGCAGTAGATGGATACACTGGGTGTCCTACTGTGGGTATCAAGACAGCTGAGAAGTTATTAGGAACAGATATTAATGTACCCCTCTTAGACCTGTGGGACAAAGTTTTACAAGCCTATGATAAGAAGGGATACACAGAAGCTGAAGCATTACAACAAGCTAGGTGTGCTCGTATACTACGGCACGGTGAGTACAACAAAAAAACTGGAGAAGTAAAACTATGGCAACCAAGAAGAAGGTAGAGATAAATGCAATCAACCCCAAGCATTATGCCAAGTACAAGATACAGCCTGTAACGTTTATCATTGAGAATGAAATACCTTACTGTGAGGCTAACGTTATCAAGTATGTATGTCGTTGGCGTACTAAGCACAAGGACATAGAGGGTAAGCTTGAGGACTTAAAGAAAGCAAGAGAGTATATAGATATATTAATTAGAGAGAACACTAAGGTGAACCCTCTCAACATATTATAGGAGTGAATATGGATTACAGTAGAGATGAATTGTTAACGGCGTTTGGTAAAACTACCTTACAGGATAGATACTTATTACCTGAGGAGACTTCACCACAAGAGGCTTTCCTTAGAGCAGCCAAAGCTTTCTCTGATAATGATGAGATGGCTGAACGTATATATAACTATTCATCTAAACTGTGGTTTATGTATTCAACACCTATCTTAACTAACGGTGGTACATCACGAGGTATGCCTATTTCATGCTTCCTTAATTATGTACCTGACAGCAGAGAAGGTTTGACTGGACACTACACAGAGAACGCTTGGCTAGCCTCAGTCGGTGGCGGAGTAGGTGGTTACTGGGGTCATGTCCGTTCTGATGGTACTGGTACTAGCAATGGTTCTCAGTCGTCAGGGTCAATACCTTTTTTACATGTAGTAGACTCAGAGATGTTAGCCTTCTCACAAGGAAAGACTAGAAGGGGCAGCTATGCCGCTTACATGGACGTAAGCCATCCTGAGATTATAGAGTTTCTAGATATGCGTAAGCCTAGTGGTGGTGATGTACACAGGAAGTGTCTGAACCTACATCATGGTGTTAACATATCTAATGACTTTATGACATTGATTGATAACTGTATTAAAGAGCCAACCTTTGATGACAGCTGGAATCTAATTGACCCACACACTAATGAGATAGTAAGGACTGTATCTGCTAGAGAATTATGGCAACGTATATTAGAGAACAGAGTGGCTACAGGTGAGCCATACATTATGTTCAATGACACAGTTAATGAAGGATTGCCACAAGCACAAAAAGATTTAGGACTTAAGGTCAATCATTCTAACTTGTGCACTGAGATAACATTACCAACAGATGAACAACGTACAGCTGTGTGTTGTCTGTCTTCAGTCAACTTAGAAAAGTATGATGAGTGGAAGAATGACCCAATGTTTATACCTGATTTAATTCACTTCCTTGATAATGTCTTACAACACTTTATTGATAATGCCCCTGATACTTTATACAAAGCTAAGTACTCAGCTATTAATGAAAGAAGCTTAGGATTAGGAGCAATGGGTTTTCATTCATACTTACAATCTAAAGGTATACCATTTGAATCAGCTTTAGCTAAATCTAAAAACTTACAGATGTTTA